ATCAGCAGTCTGCCCGCCGATACCCAGCGCGCCATCCGGATCAGCCAGGCGAAGAAAGCGGCCGCCGCCGCTAAGAGCAGAATGCCGGAGCTGAGCGCAGCGGAAGACGCGCGCCGCCTGAAAAACGAAAAGGCGCTGGAGCGTTACCGCAAACTGAGCGCTAACCAAAAGCGCATCGTCGACGCCAAGCTTGAACTGCTCGACGCCGCCAAAGCCTTTCACGCCAGCAGCGGCCTGAGCAAAGGCGCGGCCTATACCGAGTTTTCGCGCTTATACAAAGCCGAAGAAATCACCATCGACCCGATCGTCCGCGCGGCCCAGCCCGCCTGTAGCCGCCCGCGCCTTTACGACTGGGAAAAAGCCCTGCATGAACACGGCATCGACGCGCTCGCCGGTGATAAAGGCAAAGCCCGTCGCGGCAGCGGCGCGATCGACAGCCAGCCCGAACTGGCCGGCTTTATCACCGGTATGATCGTCGCGCACCCGCACATCAAAATGAGCGTCCTTAACAAAGCCATTGAAGCGGAGTTTGCCGGAACCGGCACCACGCTCGTCGGCCTGCGTACGCTGGAGCGCTGGGTTAACCAGTGGAAAGATGACAACCGCCAGGTGTTCACCGCCGTCACCAATCCTGACGCCTGGAAAAACAAATACATGGACGCCCAGGGCAGCGCCTCCGAGCACGTCATCGGCCTGAATCAGCTCTGGGAGTTCGACTCAACGCCCGCCGATCTGATGCTCACAGACGGCCGTCACAGCATTCTGGGCGTCATCGACGTTTACAGCCGCCGCACCAGTTTTGTCGTCATGCCTACGTCCGACAGCAAAGGCGTAGCCAAAGTTATCCGCCGCGCGATCCTGAGCTGGGGCGTCCCCGAAACCGCCAAAACCGACAACGGCGCTGACTATAAATCGAAGTGGATTAAACACGTATTCCGCGCGCTCGGCGTTAATCAGGAATTCTGCCCGCCGTTTCAGGGCTGGAAAAAGCCGCACATTGAGCGCGTATTCCGCACATTCGCCCATGACGTAGCGGAGCTGCTGCCCGGATTTATCGGCCACAACGTCACCGAACGCAAAGCCATCGAAGCGCGTAAATCATTCAGCGACCGCCTGCTTAAAAAGGACGAGCTGATCGAGGTGAAAATGAACGCTGCCGAGCTGCAGCAGTTCTGCAACGACTGGCTCGAACACGAATACCACACACGCAAACACGAAAGCCTAGGCCGCTCACCGAACGCTCAGGCCGCGTTATACAACGGCAGCATCCGCACCGTTAGCGACGAGCGTCTGCTCGACGTCCTGCTCAGCGAACCGGCCGGCACCCGCACCATTACCAAGGTCGGCATCAAACTTAACGGCGGCGTTTACGTTCACCCGCAGCTTGCAGCCCACACAGGCGAACAGGTCAGCGTGTTCTATGACGACGCCGACATGGGCCGCATCTACGTCCACGATCTTGATGGCGAATTTATCTGCATCGCCGAAGACCCGGACATTACCGGCGTCAGCCGTACCGAGGTGGCTGCGCAGGCTAAGGCCATCCAAAAAGAAACCATTCAGGAAGAGCGCCGCCGCCTGAAAGCCGCCGCCGCCAAAGTGACTAAGCGCGACATCGCGCAGCAGATTCTGCAACACCGCGCCGACCAGGAACGCGAACAGAAAGTGCGCCACTTCCCGCGCCCGCAAAGCGAACACAGCAGCGAAGGCCTGATTGCCGCCGCCGCCGCGCTCAACGCGCAAGAAAACAACAGCACAACGCCTGAATGGTTCAACCATGACGAGGCCATGGCGAGCCTGAGCGCCGCTCTCAACGAACAACCTGCCACAGCACCCCGGCAACTCGCCCCCGTTGTTAAACCCCTGTTTAACAAACAAGAGGTTAACCGGGGCTTAAACGTGCCAGATGACCTGGCCATGCGCTACGAGTTCTGGCTCCACATCGACCAAAAAATCAGAGAGGAAACCGCAACCACAGAAGAAACGAAATGGGCGCGCGCCTTCGCCAGCTCACACGCCTACAGCAGCGGAAAAATGCTTTGGGAAATGCGCCAGCCTAGCGCCGCGCAGCAATAAAAAACGCCTGCGGGAACAGGCGAAAACAATCAACAGAGAGAAAAGAATATGACAATCAACAGCATCGCGGGAATCACCAACGTAGCTCTGTGCAATATGACGCTTGAGCGCGCCATGAACCGCGCCCACAGCCTGCCGGGCATCGTCGTATTTCACGGCCCGTCAGGCTACGGCAAATCCTTCGCGGCGTCCTACGCCGCCAACCGTCACCGCGCCTATTTTGTGCAGTGTAAAAGCACCTGGACACGCAAAGCATTTTTACAGGCCATCGCCAAAGATATGGGCCTGTCACCAGCAGGAACCCTCAGCGAACTGACCGACCAGGTCTGCGAAGAACTGATGCTCTCCGGCCGCCCGCTGATCATCGACGAAGCCGACTACCTTGCCGATAAAAACCGCATTTTTATGGTGATGGATTTATACGAAGGCTCCCAGGCTCCGATCATGCTGATCGGCGAAGAACGCCTGCCGCAAAAACTCAAAGCCTACGAAAAAATAGATAACCGCATTTTAGAGTGGGCACCGGCGCAGCCGTGTAAGCCGCACGACGTACGCGAGCTTGCCAAAATCTACGCGCGCGGCATCAACATTGACGACGCGCTACTGGAAAATCTGCACGCAGCAACAAACGGCGTAACCCGCCGCATCTGCGTAAACCTCGACAGCATCGAAAACTTCGCCCGCAACGAAGGCACCGACACCGTTACCCTGGCTAATTACGACCGCCCGTTTTTTACAGGCCAGGCACCGCGCGGGAGGGCCGCGTAATGCCAAGGGTTTTAGAGCTTCAGCAAAAAGCCGGCTACGAATCTTTTTGGGCCGCGATCCGCGCCCTGAAAGTATTCACCCGTCAGGATCTGCTGTGTGAGCTGGGCAAAGAGTTCGGCGATAACGTCAACGCCGACACCGTTAAAAGCTACTTGCAGCGCCTGCGTCGCGGCGGCTTTATCGAATTAAGCGGCTATGTAAAAACGCCTCGCTGCACCCGCTTACGCCAATACACATTAATAAACGATATCGGCGTCAGCGCACCGCGCCTGCGCGCCGACGGCAGCGCCAGTAAAAACGGCGCGGTACATGAAGTGCTTTGGCGCAGCATGAAGGTGCTGGGGAATTTTGAAGTACGCGAATTACAGATTGCCGCGACGACCGAATTCACCGCGCCCAGCGCAGATGAAACCCGCGACTACTGCAACCACTTGTGCCGCGCCGGTTATCTCAAACGCAACGACGGCCGCTTCCAGTTTATCCGCAGCCGTTACACCGGCCCACGCCCGCCTGTTATCACCCGCGTAGCGACCGTCTACGACGCGAACCTGCGTAAGCTCATGCACGTAAACCCGCTGGAGGTAGAGGTATGACGTTAATGATTTCCGATGCGCTGCTCGACGTTCTGGCCGATGAATTTATCGCCCTGAACTTAGCCGCTCATAACATCACTTTAGAGCAGTTTATTAACGCTCCGGATATTTGCCGAGACTATGCGCGCGACAATAAAACCGCCCGCAGAAACATCGTCCACGGCGGCCGCGTAGACGATCCGATGAAACACCGTCGCTACCCGCGCAGCCGCAGTAAATCCGATTTTCGCCGGAGGGCTCAGCCATGAATGCGATCCCATTAATCGACGTCAGCGAGCCGCGCTGGTTGACCGAACTACGCCGCCAATGCATGGCGACAAGTCAGCGTAAAGTCGCCGCAGAACTCGGCGTATCAACAGCGATGATCAGCCAGGCACTGAAAGACAAATACCCCGGCGACATCAGCAAACTTGAGCGCGCCGTACGCGGCGCATATCTGGGCGATACCGTCAGCTGCCCGGTGCTGGGCGAACTGGAAACCAACAAATGCCTGCGCTATCAGCGCGAAAAGTTATCAGCCGTAAATCCCATGCGCGTTCAACTGTTCCGCGCCTGTAACGGCTTCTGTGAAAACTCAGAAAAAAACCGGGAGAAATAATATGAACAAGCTGCACGCTATCGAACAGAACTACAAAGTCGCCTGCGCATTATCAGCCGTTGAAGACGCCGTAAAAAAATTAAGTGAATCCGGCGTCGCGGTACATGCCATCAGTATCGACAACAACCTGCCATACCTGATGACCAGCAACGCCTTAGCCTGCCCGGATATTTCACCCATCAGCCGCGCGCGCCATGGTGACCGCGTAGTGATTTACCGCGCCTGTTTATTCGGCTGCGTTCTGCAGTTTGAGGTCAACGAGACAGAAGAGGAGCAGGCCGCATGAAAAATCTGAAGAAATTACCCGCCGTTTTATTACTGCTCGGGGCCGTCGTTCTCATGCAAAAGCACGCCTGGGAATTCTGGAGCCAATACGACCCGGCCTTCGGGCCGCTGTGGGCCGTCATGCTGGAAGGCGCGGCTCTGTGGTTATGGAGCCAGCGCAGCATCGCCAAAAACGCACTGGCGCTGGTAGCAAGCCTGCTGGTACTAGCCGGCCCGCTGTACCAGGTCAGCGCCCCCGCCATTAAGCAATATCAGGAATCAAAAACAGCGCCCGCGCTATATGAAAAGCGCGAACAGCAACTGCTCGCCGACCAGCAACGCTTAACCGAAAGCCTGGCACGCTATAACGCCAATAGCGAAACCCGCGCCGGATGGCTGGGTGCCATTTCTGGTACACAAGACGAATTAACAACAGTTAATGAGCAATTAACGGCACTTTATGCCGAGCAATCAAAAAGCAAGCCAATGGCCTGGCAATCACTCGCCGTCATCGCCATGCAGGCCATCGCGCTGCTCATATTCCAGCTGCTGATCGTGTTGTGCATCCGCGCCGTAACCGAACCCGCCGCGCCGCGCACAGCTAAAACTACCCGCAAGCCGGAACCCTTTACCGCAAAGCAAACCGCCAACGCTCAGCGCCTGAAAGCGGCGGCGTAATTATTGATTTTAACCAGGCACAGCACGTCAGGGGGCCGCCATGAATGAAAAACGGATCTGGATAGGAACCTGCCCGAAATGCGGGCCGGTACGGATAGAGCAACAAACCAAACCGACCAGCTGCACGCAGCAGATTCTGTTCGGTAAGCGCAGCTCAAGACGCTGCCGCGAAACACTGACACACGTAATGAGTACGCGAGGTAAATCATGAATACAGCCATGCACATTCCCGACGGCTTTATGAAAAACGCCCAGGGGCATTTAGTACCCGAAGCCCTGGTGCGGGAGCAAGACAAACTGCGCGATCAGGTCGTCACCGATCTGGCCATGCAAGCAATACACATTCACGAAGCGCTGAGCGCATTTAAGCGAAAAGCACTGGCCGATATCGCCGACACCATCCAGATCGCCGCCGACAAATGGGAAGTCGACCTGGGCGGTAAAAAAGGCAACATCAGCCTGACCAGTTACAACGGCGAATTCAAAGTGCAGCGCGTCTACGCCGAGCGCATCACATTTTCCGAAGAGCTGGAAGCAGCCAAGGAACTGTTCGGCCGCTGTTTAGACCGCTGGACAGAAAAGGCCGACAACAATATCCGCGCATTAATAGACCGGGCTTTTCGCCCGAACAACTCTGGCCAGATCCGTACCGCTGAATTGCTCGGATTGCTGCGGCTGGAAATCGACGACGCCGAATGGCAAACCGCCATTGAGGCGCTGCAGGCATCCATCAACGTCAGCGGCTCAACTGTTTATGTACGGGTTTATAAGCGCATACCTGATACCGATAAATATCAACTGATCCCGCTGGATCTGGCGAGCGTGTGACATGACTAAAGCCCAACCGATAAAACGCCTGATCGCCCAGATCCACATAGGCAAAAAACAGCTGGGCCTCGACGATGACACATACCGCGCCTTGCTTAAGGGCGCGGCGGGGAAAACCAGCTGCAGCGATATGTCACTGGGTCAGCTGCACCAGGTGGTGAAAGCCATGAAAGATCGCGGATTTAAACCCAAGGGCAAACCGTCACCCAAAACGCGTGGCCTGAAGATTAAATCCCGCGTCGATAAGCTGCGCGCTATCTGGATCACGATGGGCCACTGCGGCCACATCGAAGACGCAAGCGAAACAGCGTTGCTGAGCTGGGTACAGAATCAGCTGAAAAAGCGCAACGCAGATCCGGTCGATGCACTGAATTGGCTCGACGCCCATAAAGACTGCAATCTGATACTGGAGCAGCTGAAACGCTGGCGCGACCGCTGCGGTAAAGCCGCATTAAACGACGATTTAAAAATGATCTCCGACGCCACCGCCGCGCTGGAACAGCTGGGCAAAAGTCTGAGTCAGCAGGACGTCATTCAGATCCTGCTCGACCACGGAGTTATTACCTGGCACGACCTGTTTAATAAATTAAACCTGCAGCCTCAGCCGCACTATTGCGGCAGCCGTAAAGAGCTGCGCCCGCTGAGTGTCGTTACCGGCACGACTAACCGTAACGAAACAGGAGCACAGCAATGCAGTTAACCCGCTGCCCGGTCTGTCACAGCCGCATCGGTTTAGAGCAGCTCGTCCAGGATGAAGCCGGGCGCGAACTGCTGGCGCTGCTATCAAAACTCGACACGCTGACCGGCTCAGTGCTGGTCAGCTATATCGGATTATTCCGCTCGGCTAACCGCGATCTTGCCAACGACCGGGCGCTGAAACTGGCGCAGGAAACGCTGGCTATCGAAGCAGTGCAATGGCTGACACCCGCGCTACAGGAAACCGTAGAGGCAATAAAAGACAAACGCGCTCTGGGCGACGTAAAGCCGCTGAACAATCACAACTATTTAAAGCGGGTTTTGGAAAGCGTAGTTAAACGCGGCTGTAACGTCGGCACATTACCCGCCCACGCGCCACAAGTAGGTTACGCCACCGGCGCGGCCAGTATTGCACGCATTCAAGACACCAGCTGGTAAGGAGGATTTATGGCCGGTACACAGGAAGAAAATCACGAACTGTTCGGCGACGAGTTAATGTCCGAATCATTACTCGATCACCTGCCGGATATTTCCGACGAAACCAAACGTAAATGGCCGCGCGATCTCGCGGCCCTGGTTGATATGTATAACGCCACACTGCGGCGCATGAACTACAGCGAAGAAGAAGCGCAGAAGATTGCCTACACGCTACTCATTGAGTTAGCGACCTATTGCGGCGGCCGCTATATTTATTTACCTAAAAACGACGCGCTGAAAAAAGCCATCCGCGACGTTGATCTTTACCGCGACTGGCGCGACCGGGGGATGACGTCCGAAGTGCTGGCCAAAAAATATGATATTTCTCTGCAGCATGCCTACCGGGTGATCGCCGAACAGCGTAAATATCACATTAAGAAAATTCAGCCGGATTTATTCTGAGTCCGGCTATCCTGCATTATGCCTTGAGTCTCATATAAGAAATCGTCACCGATGAGTAGAGGATGGTACTTCAGGCCACCGGGCAATTTATCGGCATGAGCGGCTATAATATTCCCCATTCCATCCCTCTGGCCTTTAATAACGGCAAAGGTAGTGGCTAGTGAGAAGTCCATTATTTCCATCGAAGGTAAGGTTAACCACGCATGAAGGCTGATATCGTTCGCAGTAACTCCATTCTTTAGCGTACGAAGCAGACTTTCTTCGGTCTGGAAGAAAAGATTCCTTTCACTTTCTTCAACATATCCAATGGTGTAATAACAAGGACAATCGAAAAATGCGGCTACCACATACTGTAGTTTCAAATGAATACCCAGACATTGAGCATGAAGTTCTTTCGGCGTTAATTCCCCAAGCACATGACGTATATAACCTGGGAGTCTGTTGTCTTTATCTTTTGAAAGAATTCCTTCCTCAGTGAACTTTAAATCAGGGCAATCCAGTCCAAACCTTTTTGTTCTTAACGCCGCGTCTTCAAACTCTGATCTATACATTTTCTAACCTCTGTCCTTGTTGGGTACGAGTGTAACCGATGTTAAACCCAGCCTGAAATCCCGGCCCGTATGCTGCCTGTTAAATCATCAACAGGGGCAAGCAATGGGCACCCGCCGAAAATTAACCAACATTACCGCCGTCGTTATCCACTGCGCCGATACCCCAAACGGCCGCGCGAATACCGTCGAAGACATTAACCGCTGGCACGGTGAACGGCAGCCGCCGTTTACGCGAGACATGAGTATCGCGCCCAAGCATCAGCCCGGCCTTACACACATTGGCTATCACTTCGTCATTGAAGTCGACGGCGCTATTCGCCCCGGCCGCCCGCTACAGGAAAGCGGTGCGCACGCCTCCGGCTATAACGCCAACAGTATCGGCATTTGTTTAATCGGGCGTGACAAATTCAGCGCCGAGCAATGGCACGCGCTGCATGAACTGGTCGCCAACCTCATTACTCAGATACCAACCTGCACCAAAGTGTTCGGCCATCGCGATTTAAACCCCGGTAAAACCTGCCCCGGCTTTTCCGTAGCGGATTGGATTCATAACGATTACATCCCCGATTTCAATCACATGCTCGATACCGAGGTGAACCATGGCTAATGCGCTGCTTATTTTACGCGGCCTGATCGGCGGCCTTACGTGGAAGCTGATCGCCGATGCAATTGCCGCATTATTCGGCCGCATTAACTGGACAGTAGTCCTTGAGCGCTTGCTTACCCGAATATTGGTATCCGTACTGCGCTGGATTAAAGAACTCAGCACCAATGACGTCATTGACGAAACGGTCGACGACATCATCAGCCAGCTGAAAGAAAAACGACTGGCAAAAGCGGATGAAAAATAATGGATATTCTCGACGACGCTAAAAAAGCGGAAATGGAAGACCGCGACCGCGCGCTGGCCAACCACTTCGCCCGCACCATAGAACCCGCACAGGATATAGAAAACGGCATCGTGTTCTGCATCCGCTGCGGCCGCGAAGTTGAACGCGAAAGGCTGGAGGTAAAACCAAACGCCGCGCGCTGCGTTGAATGCCAAACCATTCACGAACAACAGGAGCGCCGTAATGGGCATAGAACTGGACTATAAGGCGCTCGGCTTCTGGCTGCAGTTCGTGCAAGTCGTAGCGACCGGCCTTGTCTTTTTATACGTCTGGATTACCAACCGGCAAAAGGCGAACACTCAGGCCATTAAGGAAATGCGCGACGAAATCGGCCGCGAAATAAACGGGCTGGATGACCGTTTAATTCGCGTCGAAAAAGACATCGAACATCTGCCGACCCATGATGATATGGCCAAGCTGCATTCCCGTATTAACGAAACCAGCGAAGCAATAAAGCACATTGCCGGTCAGTTAAATCAGATCGACTGCACCACCCAAATGATTAACCAGTACCTGATCGATAAGGGGAAATAATATGGCCTATCACGATATTGTCACCGCCGATCAACGTCTGGTTATTTTGCGCATGCTGGAAGAATCCAACGGCAGCGCCAATGACTCCGTACTGCAAAAAGTACTCGGCACCTACGGTCACCGCATCAGCCGCGATCAGGTTAAAACCCATTTGTACTGGCTCAATGAGCAAAGCCTGATAACCATTGAGTCGGTCATGGGTACCGACGTAGCCACCATTACCGGCCGGGGCATCGATGTCGCGCTGGGTCATGCCCGCGTTCCGGGCGTCGGTATTCCGCGCGCGGGGGGCTGATATGTCTAAAGCAACCCGAGGCCGGGGCTCCAAGGTCGAACAATTGCCGGATGAGGTGAAAACTTTTCTGGATTCCCTGCTGCGCGATCGTCAGTTCACACAGCAGGAAATACTCGACGAAGTTAATAAACAAATCGACGCACTGGGCCTGTCTGAGGATGAAAAACTCAGCCGCTCCGGCCTGAACCGTTACGCGTCCAAAATGGAAGCGATCGGCAAGCGTATGCGCGAAACCAATGCCATCGCCGACGCCTGGGTTAACCGTCTGGGCGATAAGCCGACCGGGCAAGTCGGCAACCTGCTGATTCAGATGACGCGCTCAATGGCGTTTGATATCGCGCTCGCCGCGCAGGAAAACGAAGACGAACCAGCCAGCCTCGGCATGCTGAAAGAACTGGCGCTGACGATTCAGCGACTGGAAAAAGCCAGCATGGATTCGTTAAAGCGCGAAAAAGAAATCCGCAAAGCTTTCGCCGAAGAAGCCGCCGCCAAAGCCGAAACCGTCGCGAAACAAGCGGGCCTTACCGCGCGGGCAGTACAGACAATTAAGAATGAAATTTTGGGGATCGCGTAATGGCCGCCGCAGTTGATCAGTCCCTGGGCAAACCCCCGGCAACGCCAGCCCCCAACAAGCTGGCCGAAGCCGTTGTCGGCGCGGTACCGGATTTTATTCCCTACGCCGCTAACGAGGTTCTGCTCGGCTACCAGAAACGCTGGATCGCCGACGGCAGCCCGTTAAAAATTGCTGAAAAGTCCCGCCG